ACGCTACGTCACGCGATGGACTTGAGATCCCAACGCATGACTACATCGTTAACACTTACGACGGCGCTAACAACCTGCTGACTGCAACGTATAAACGTGGCGGCGCAAGTGGCAGAGTCGTCGCCACGTTGACCATGACTTATGACGGCAACAACAACCTGATGACCGTCACGAGGAGTTGAGCAATGGCGTTTAAGCTCAACCCCTTTACCAGCAAGCTTGATACGGTCCGCAACCAAATGTTGTGGGGGTCGTTTTATGACACGACTCAACAGATTGCGACACTCGCTAACACTGCCTATTCAGTTGGCATCAATTCAACCGATCCTGACAGTCGTGGCATAAGCATTGTTTCTGGATCGCGGGTTACCTTTTCTAGGTCAGGCGTTTATAGTGTCACTTATTCTGTTCAGTTTGTAAACACAAGCACCTCGATTCACGATATCAATATCTGGCTGCGTAAGAACAATGAAGGCAGCACTGGCGACGTACCTGCATCGGATAGCAAGTTCAGCATTATTTCAAGCCATGGCGGCATTGATGGTCACGTTATCGGCTGCGTAAATTACGTCCTAAAACTTGCCGCCAACGATTACTTGGAATTGATCTGGTCAACCACTAACGTTGCCGCAAGCATTCAATCTTTACCATCATCGCCATCGGGGCCGGCGCATCCGTCTATTCCCGGTATTATCCTGACAGCAGTACAGGTGGCTTAATAAATGGCACTTGCTACGTCGCTGCGTAAGACCGCCAGCAAGCTGATGCTGAAGTTTGGTGGTGTTGCCACTATCCGCCGTGTAACCACTGGCGCTTACAACACAACGACAGGCACCGTTAGCGAAACTACTGCTGACACTACAGTACGCGGCGTGTTGGAAGATGTCAGGCTGAACGAAGTCAATGATCTAATTCAGGCAGGAGACAAACGGCTGCTGATTGCAGCTGCTGATGTTGCCAACGCGCCTACGACTGCTGATGAAGTGCTGATTAGCAGTGTGACGCATCAGGTTATTGAGGTGCGTACGATTGAACAGGACAACACCCCGATCACTTACGAGCTGATCTTGAGGGCATAATGGCGCGCACCATCAGGGTTGGCGATATTGGCAACTACGCAGAGCAGCAGATGGAAAAGCTGTTGCGTGTTGCTGTACTTGAAACTGATGCACGCCTAAAAGCCGCCAGCCCTGTTGATACTGGTCGCTTTCGCGTTAGCTGGCAGGTTGGCGAAAATGCTGCACCAGGCGGAGAAAAGCCTCCCGGCACATACACAGGCACACCGCAAATTGAGCGAATCGGCTACCAGCAGGAAAAACTAGGGAACGTCTACAGCATCCATAACAACCTTCCTTACGCAGAACGTCTTGCACAAGGTTGGTCAAAGCAGGCTCCTGGAGGCTGGGTGCAAGGCATCGCCAAAGACATACAAGGCTTTGTGCGAACCAACGCTGACCGCATCGGGAGGGAATCATGAGCAGCACCTACAACGACGTTCGCGCTGCCATTGAAGGGCGCATCGCAACGGAGTTGGCGTTATCGCCTGCCTATCCAATTAGCTATCAAAACGTTCCGTTCACGCCACCCAACAACACACCATGGGTCCAAGTGTTCATTCGCTTTGGCGATAACAACTACGCCACGCTGCTTGGCCCAAGCACTGGTTTCAACCGTCAGACTGGCACGCTGGTAGTCAACGTTTTTACGCCACAGGGTCAAGGCGCCGCTGCAAACTTCACTATTGCAGAACGGATCAAGGACAAGTTTGACCGCGCAAAGTTCAGCAGCATTATCTTTGACGCAGCCTCGGGACCAGCACAAGTAACGCCAGCAGCGCCTGAGCCTTACTTTCAAACTCAGCTAACTGCTACCTTTGAAGCGTATCTAGACTGACCCTAGCCACTACCGTTCACAAACATGGCTGTCACTGTTTTGTCCGGTACGTCCGGCGCCCTTTACTACAAGCCCGCTGGCACCACCGGTACATTCGGTGAGTCTGGCGTAAATGCTGGTTCTGACACGATCACTGTTCAGCCTTACCTAAATTTCAAGGTTGGCGATCCTGTCAAGTTCCGCGTCGTCAATAGCCAAACTGGTGCATCTGGCACTGGCACCCTGCCCTCCCCTATTGACTCCAGCACCACCTATTACGTTCTGAGCTACACCGCTGCTACTGGTGCGCTCACCGTATCAACTGCTGCTGGTGGCACCATCCTTGCCATTACCGACGATGGCACCGTGGCCGCGCCTAACGAGTTTGAGGTGTACTACGCGGATTATGCCGCTGTTGGTCAGGTTCAATCCTGGAGCTTTGAAATTAGTCGCGCTGAAATTGACGTTACAGTCATCGGCCAAACCGCCGGTCAGTATGCGCCCTTCCGCGCCTATATCCCCGGCTTTGCTGATGGCAACGGCACTGCCACTATCTACGTCACTAACGAAGACAGCGCCCTGTCTAACCGCATGGTGGAAGACGTGCTGCAGCGGCAGCAAGTTGGTTGCGCCTTCAAGCTGTACACCGACAAGCAAAGCACCGAGGCCCTGAGCCGTTCCATCGCAATGGATGCGGTGCTGTTGACCGCCAGCCTGAACATCAACCCTGACGACGCCCAGCAGGTTGAGATCACCTTCCGCCCATCTGGTGTGCCCACCTTCGACTTTGCCACTGCCTGATAAGGTCAGTCGGTTGTACTCCTCACGCCCCTGGCTTGCGCTGGGGGCTTTTTTACGTCTAAAGTAATAACAAACGACCTGTTTTTATGCCTGTGCCTACATCGTCAGCCCTTGCCCGTCTGAAAAAGGCAGCCAACCTGACGCCTATTAAGCGTGTGGTGACACTGGACAATGGCGATGTGTTTGAGTTTTACGCAACGCCGTTGACGATGGCTGAGCGTGAGCGTGCGCAGAAGATGCCTGGCGGTGATGATCCGAATGGATTTGCTTTAAATCTGTTGGTCACGAAAGCTGTTGATGACGCAGGACAACGCCTGTTTCAGGCTGGTGAAATTGCTGAGCTGAAAAACGATGTGCTTGACGCTGACCTTCAAGCCATGATGCTCGCTATTATCACCAACCCCGAGGAAGGCAAAGAACTGGACATGAAAAGCCGTAAAGGCTGAGCTGAAAAAAGACAACCTCTTGCTCCTGCAGCTTGGGGTTGCCAAGGAACTTGGATATACATTGGCCCGACTGAATCGGGAAGTGACACTAGAGGAACTTCTGATTTGGTCTAGTTATTTTGAGCTGCAGAATGAAGAGCAAGAACGTCAGATGAAGCGTCGTCGGTAGACTGCGAACAAGATCAGGGTCGTGCCGTGTCCGTCGTTGCCAACGTTGCCATCAATGTTGATAGCCGTGGCGCGACTCAGAAGCTGCGCGAAGTTCAGTCACAGGCGCAGCAAACAGAACGTGCGATAGGTGGCCTTGGTGGAGCGATAGGCAAGCTTGCTGCTGCGTTTTCTGTAATTCAGGCGGCCAAGTTTGTCTTTGTCAGCACGGCTGAAATTGAAAGCCAAACACGCAGCCTGCAGGTTCTAACTGGCAGTGCTGAAAAGGCTGGGCAGATCATTAAAGACCTGCAGCAGCTTGGCGCGGCAACACCATTTACCAGCACTGAGCTGATTGATTCAGCCAAGCGATTGCAAGCGTTTGGAGTTGAAACGAATAAGGTTGTCGAAACAACAAGACGCCTCGCTGATGTAAGTGGCGCCACTGGTGCAGAGTTAAGCGGTCTTGTCACGGCCTACGGTCAAGTCCAAGCGAAAGGCAAGTTACAAGGTGAAGAGCTACTGCAATTTCAAGAACGTGGCGTTGCTCTGCAGCAAGTTTTGCGCGAGGAATACAAACTTAGCGGGCAGGAGTTTCAAGACGCACTGCAAGATGGGCAAATTAGCGCACAAGCCGTTGAGTATGCCATCCAAAAACTTACCGCTGCTGGCGGCAAATATGCCGATGGCGCTGTAGCGCAAAGTGACACTCTTGCAGGCCGTTTAAGCACACTGCAGGACGCTGTACAAAACCTTGCGTCGCGCCTTGGCTCGATCCTTGCCCCTGCAATGCAAAGCATTTTGGGGCTTGCAATTGATATTGCCAATCAAGTTAATAACGTCTTTGAGACGATCTTGCTGCAGCGTCAACTAGGCGCAAATCTTTCAGCTCAACAGCGTGATCGTTTGTTCAAACAAGCGGGGCAAGAGGCTGAACAGATTGCCAAGCTCCGTGGCGGGGGTCGCATAAACGCCGATCAATTTACGCAGTTGCGGGAAGAGCGATTCCGCGACCTGATGCGGACCTATGGCTATCAGCAGGGCATTCTCAAGCCGCCTACTGCAGCGCCACCATCTGCTGCCGTTACCTTGCCGGGATTGATGGCTGGTACGGGCGGCAAAAAGAAAACAGGTAAATCCGACGCTGAACGCGAGGCAGAGCGCCTACGCAAAGAGCTTGAACGGTCACTAGAAGTTGGCGATCAGCTTGGCACTCAATTTGCTCGGCAGGTGGTATTGCTAGACGAAAGCTCGGAACTTGAACGCAAACGTTTACAGATTCAATTTGACTTTGAAGACCGCACCAAGCAAATTAACGAACTCAAAAACGAAGAGCAGCGGATCAATTTAACCACGCTGAGCGAAGAGATTAAACGCCTTGATACCCTAAAACTGCAGAGCGAAGAGCTTAAAAAGCAAATTGAGGAATACTACAAACTTGCTGGTCTTCAGGCCGGTGATCCGTTACGTCAAGGCGCCGGAGCTTTTAGAACGGATATTGACCTTGGCCCTCAAAACAAGGTCGCGACATTTATTCAGGACGCGCAATCCCAGCTGCAGGATCTTGAGACCCGTGCAATTAGCGTCGCGCAAGGAATTGGTGATGCCATTGCTAATTCTTTGGTTGGCGGTATTCAAGGCCTAATTGCTGGCACGCAAAACGCCAAAGAAGTATTTGCAAATTTCCTGCAAAGCATCGGGCAAGTTCTCGCTCAGGAAGGGACAAAAATGATCGCCACTTACATAGCAATTGGCATTGCAAGGCTTTTTGCCGGCCTTGGCGGCGGTGATTCTTTTGGCGGTAAAACTGAAGGTCTTGGGGCAAAAGTTTTTGGTTCAAGTAGTCCTAGCTTTGGTGGCTCAGCCTTTGGTGCCAGCGCGGGTACGTTTGGACTTGCCAATGGCGGCCCCGTCTCGGTTGGACAACCTTATGTGGTTGGTGAGCGCGGACCTGAGCTGTTTTTGCCGAACACAGGTGGCAACGTCATGTCAAACAACGACCTGCGTTCTGCCATGGGTTCCAGCTCCGCTGCAGCAGGTGCGCCAGTGCTCAATATGAGCTTCCAGACCACCAACATCGGCGGGGTCGAATACGTCAGCCGTGATCAGCTGGAGCAAGCCATGGCAGCCACCCGCCGTCAAGCCGCCAGCGATGGAGCAAAACGAGGAATGACAATGACCTTGGATAAACTGCAACAAAGCCCTGGCACTCGTAGCCGCGTGGGTCTCCGCTGATGACTGCTCAATTCCCAGGCATCAAACCATCCGAGCGCAGCTTCCGTCTGGGCCAGTTCCCTACAAAGGTGTACCGCGCATTGTCTGGCGCCACGGTCAAGCGAGCCTTTGGCAACCGCGCCTACGGCTACGAACTGCAGCTGACCTTCACCAACATCACCGACACAGCGGCATCCCAGCTGATCGACCACTACAACGGCACGTCTGGCGGCTTCAGCCGGTTTACCTTGCCCGCAGAAACATTTGCTGGAATGGATGTAACGCTAACCAGCAAAATCCAAGCGCCTACGCAAATCAAATGGGAGTACACCAGCCCGCCTGAAGTGCGCTCGGTTTACGTCGGACGTAACACTGTGACGATCAGCCTCGCCGGGGAGCTTGATTACTGATGAGCGAAATCCGCATCGCACAGTATTTCAAACTGACAACTGCTGGTGGTGTCGTTCATCGCTACCAGAATTATTTTGTCGGCGCCAGTAGTACGTATCTGAGCGAGTCCTATGGCTTTGCTCCGTTTCAGGCATCTGGTGCACTTGCCACGCTCAATGGCGACAACGAAACGCTACAGGTGCTGTTCCCGAATCTTGAGGTTGTACTGCGGCTGGTGGAGCAAGCCAACGGCAATCGCCTGAGCACCTTGGCGTTTACAACAGCGTGGCTTAATGCCAGCGATCAAATCCTGACGCCGCTGACGGATTACTACATCGGCATTGGCGCCAGCTTTAGCGAGACCACTGTTGAACTGCGTTTCCGCTCTGCAATCGACAGCGTGGGCAGCGCCTTCCCAGCTCGAACCTTGACACGCGAAAACGTTGGCCCGCTGCCTCTTAACAGCGAGCTGTATTTGCGGTGAACGACCTAATCGGCTTGAAGCGTGCGTGGGGCGCCTACCCCGGCGATGGTTCAGGCACGGTCGATTGCTGCCTCCTGTTTGCCGAAGTTCGCCGCCGGCTCGGCTACTACGATCACACACCAGATTTTGCTTGGTACTTTGAGCGCTATACCGACGACACCTTTCCGCGTCGGATCATGGCGAAATGGCTGCTACAAAACGGCACGC